GTGATGTTATATATACTGTTGGTACATCACTAAAATATGATTTATAAAGATAAAATGCGTCTTTTTTCACAGTTCTGTCTCTTGTGACAAGACCTTTATCATTAATGTATGGTAATCCACCCTCATTACGACCTGACACAGCAAAATCAAATAAACACCAGGCAGTGGTGAAAATTAGTCCAGGCTTTTGGTCGATTTGCGATAAATAACTTTCATGAAATAAATTTTGATACTCCTCATCGTGCCGCATTCCGCCCGACCCGGTGTTGGTGGTTGTTTCGGGCGTTTCGCTGTGCGAATCAGTATTTGCGCCTGCACCGTACTCACAAATACACAAATTAGGATAACTGTTATGGTATTCATTAACCATTGTTGTAAAGTCTGTAAAGTTGCCACCGTACCAACCCTTATATATATTAAGTCCTATCCAATCAAGAAACGACCAGTCGGCTATTTTAGAACGAACATATTTAAAGGTGGGGTCATGCGCTACAATTCCAATAAGGTGCTGATTTGACAGCGTTTTAGAGTAGTCATATAACTCTCTTGTCTTAATCAGTGCGTTGTCGTAGTCATATTCCCCCTGCTGGTTAGTTCCGCTTAAATGAGAGCCGCCCAATTCATTTGACATTCCCAAAAATACGATAGACGGGTGATTATAGTAATTAATAATCATCTCTTTCATATTATTTTTTATATTGTCGAAATACTTGTCTGTAGCATTTAAGCCGTAATGATTCACCCACGGTATCTCAGTCTGCACAATTATCCCCAATTCATCGCAGCGCTGATATATGTATTTGCTGTGTGGATAATGCGCCAATCTGAGCATATTTGCCCCTGATTCA